ACGCGCCCTGCGGCCCGACTTCGCCCTGCGGGCCAATTGGTCCGGCGTCGCCTTGCGGGCCTGGCGCACCATCGATACCTGCGTCACCCTGCGGACCGGCGGGACCCTGCTGTCCGGCAGCAGGAGGCGCCCGGTCTTCGATGGCGATCAAGCGTCCGGCGATGCGTTCTACCTGCGACGCGAGCCGCATCAACAGCGAAGAGGGCGCCTTCGGTTTCTTCGGAGGCTGAGGAGCTGCGGCGAGCGCGACAATAATGTGGTCAGACATTCTCTGCCTCACCGATAAGACGGCCGATGCGCTCGATCATTTCGGCGGCCGGCGCATCTTCCGGATCCTCGGGCGGCGTGGCTTGCCCCGGGTCGGCAGGTGCCGTCGCCGGCACCGGCTCATCCGCACCCCGTGCAATCTGCTCGAGCGTCACGTTCTGATTTTGCATGACATGGATATCGCCCGCTGGGCCGATAGTATTTTCGTCCTCCAGCTCGAGCACGCGATTCGGCGAATAGGCGCCGATCTTCACCATGCCGCCGTAATATTCGACGCGCGCCTTGAAATCACCGCGCATCAGACCCCGCATATTCATCCGGCTATAGAAGCTGCGGCGATTTTCTGAACTGAAAAGCTTGTAGTCGGCCTCGTCCTCAAAGCGCTTCACCCAAGGTGAAATGCTGTCGACAACAACCTCGATAGTCTGGCTCTCGATGTTCGAAAATGTCGAACGCGTGAGGTCCATGACCTTATGCGGCGGAACGCCGAACCAACGGCAAATGTCCGATACCAATGCCTGATTGGTTTCGACCAATTGCGATTTTTCTGCGTCGAGACCGATAGTTTTGATCTCGCTATCAGCATCCAGGAATGCCGTGCGGCTGGAATTGCGCACTCCTTTGTAAAGCTGCTCGAACTCCGCGCGCTGGCGCCGGAGACCATCCGGCTTCAGCGGCTTCTTGTTTATGACGACGGTGCTGACATTCGCCCCGTTGCCGAAGAATGATGCACCGAACAATTGCGCGGCTTTGGCCCAGCCGAGGGACTCCGCCGCATATGCCATGACGTTGACACCGACCGGTCCTTCGCCGAACCCGCGGATGTGGAACATCCGCTTGGTCGACAGAATGATGGCCGCGGCCGGGCTGCTTGCATTGCTTCCCTGGCTTACCTGATAATAGAGCTCGCCCACCTTGATGGTTTCGCCGTAGGCGTCGTAGCTGGTCTCGATTGCGCGATAGACTTCCACCCGCTCGGGATGAATGGGCCAAAGCGCGAAAGGTCGACCGGCCTTGTCGGGCTCAATTTCGGCGTAGCCATTGCCCCAGCGAAGCGCCCAGTGGGTCAGCGTCTCGCGAAACTGGAAGGACGACCATTCGGCGCTGATCCGCTTTGCCAGCAGGAAGTCAACAGGATGGCTGAACGAGATTTCCGCGCCCTTCTTGCCGTCGCGCATTACATGCCAGGGCAGCACGGCGACCGTCTGGGATATGTAGCGAAGGCACGCCCACACGGCGGGAATCGTGACCGCGTTGTCCGGCGTGATGCGGACGCCAGACGCGGTGGTGCGTCCGACTGGAACGCGCGACACCTGAACCCAGCGGGGGATGGTGGTGAGCGCGGCGCCCAGGACGGCGACGCCGTTCCTGATAGCCGAGCGCACTCCATCAAACATCATAAATCGTCCCTGTCTTGCGAGGCCAGGTTGGACTCGTATCGTTCGCGCACTTCTTGCCATCGTGGATGGTGAGGATCGTGCAGGATGGCCTCTTCTTCGTCTGCGGTTAGCGCCGAAAGCTCGCCGGTCCGCTCCTCGTCTTCGTCGGACATTTGGTCGAAGACTGAGATTCCGCCTGCAGGATTGGTCATCATCACCGTCACTGCATCGAACAGCGCCATTGCGGGATCGATTTTGGCGTCTCCCGCGTTCTGCTTTGTGGCGCGGATGGCTGTCGCGGTCGGCTCAATCTTTAGGTTGCCGACGGCCCAATCCATGAGCGCACATCGTCCGTGCCAAAGCGTGCCCTTCGCAAGGCGACGCTCTGTCGCCTTGAGCGCCGTCATCATCTTGTAACCCTGGCCGACGCCGATGAGGTTCTTGCTATCCTCGTTCACGCCGATCAGGTCGAGCTCGTCGACCATTTCGCCCAGGCCCGCCGGGTCGACGGCGACGCAGGCAAGAAGGCCAGCTTCATTGACCTCTTTCACGATCTCGATGATGCCTTCGATATCGGTAAGGTTCTCACCGGTCGTGATAGTCAACTCGCCGGCAGATTCAAAATCGCGCAGGACTGTCGCAATGCTTTGGCGGTTTTTCAGAACCGTCTCATGACACCAGGCGTGGCTCCAACTAAGCCAGTCTTTCGTTTGCGCGCAGCGACCGAGCAGCGTCAGGCCGAAAAGGTCGTCTAAGCCTCCGCCATCCAGGCCAACGACAACCACTTCGGATCGGCGAAGCAGTTCCTCTTTCGTCAGGCCGGGAAGCTCGCGTTTCTTCCAGTATTCGGCGCCGGGCCAGCGGTCTGACCGCAGGTTCATTCCGATCTGGACGTTCAGGCTTTTCGCATAAAAGCCCGCCAGCAGTTTGGGCTTGCTTTTCGCTTTTTCGAGCTGGTCGAGAAGATATTGATTGTCGACCGACGCGCCGAGATTAGGATTGGTGATGTAGAATTTCGACGGATCCTTGTAGGCCTCAGCCTTCAGCATCGCGTCCGGATATTCGTACAAGACACCGAGCGAGCGCGGCGCGACAATCTTGCCGTCGCGGATATCGCGGAACCTGTCCAGCCAGTCCTTGAACACGCCAGCGGGCGGATCATCGCTCTGCGTCGAAAGCGCGATCACGAAGCCTTCGGGCCTGCTCGCAAGGCCGCCGCAGGCCTCGCGTAGCATGTTGTCAGCGTGGGCCATCTTGCCGAAGAGCCAGAGCTCGTCGATCAGGACGCCCGTGGCCTTCTTGCCCGACACTGTCTCGGAATCGGCGGCGACGATTTTGAGCTTCGCGCCTGTCGTCCGGTGCTCGATTGTGCGCTGGTGCGGGATCGGCTTGAGGATCGCCAGCAGGTCTTCATCGCGGCTCACCATGTCCATGGCGGGCTGAGCGCAGTTGTTGGCGACCTCGATAGTCGGGGCCAGAATTATGAATTCGGCACTGTTGCGCCAATTCCGCAGCAGCGCCGTGACCATAATACCAGCGGCGACGGTCGATTTCGTGTTCTTCTTGCTGATCAGCAGGAAGAACTCGTTGATGAGCTGTCGCCCTTCATCCGGGTCATACGCGCCGAAGATTGCTGAGGCGAAGTCGAATACCCAGTCCCGGCTTATCTCGCCGAAGGTAGGCATGCCGGGGACATCGACGATCTTGAGCGCCTTGAAGGTTTCGAGCGCCTGCGCAGCTTCTCCCGGAAATAGCGGCGGACACGGGACCAGGGACTTCCCGGCTACAATGCGCTCCTCCCAATCCGGGCAGGCGGTCGTCCATTTCATGTGTTATCGACGGCTAGGCGAGGCGCGGCTCTGGGCGCGAATTTGCCGCCGTCCTGGATCGCAGCCGATGCGGTCTTGTTGGCCTGGTCCTTCTTGCCGAGCGCAGGCTGTGGCTTTGCCGCGCCGCCCGGCTTGGGAGACGCCGCGCCCGTGATCACGAGCCATAGGCGCTGGGCGGACACGTTGCCTGCCGCGGCCAGTTTCTGCGTGGCGATCAAAACCTCGGTGTTCCGCTTGGCTGGGCCCCGCCGCAGTTCCTCAGCGAAGTGGTGCTCGAGCGCCTCGACCGAAATGCCGATGCGGTCGGCGATATCTTCCAGGCTGACGATCTTGGACGCCGCCAGAATCTCGACCGCCTCGCGCTGCTCCGGGGATGGCGCGAACGACGGCGGGGTTTTTACCCGCCTGCCCGTTTTTTCCCCGGTCGCGCCATCCGTTTCTTCCCGCCCCAATTCAAAGGCAAAATGCTTCTGCAGCGTCTTCTTGGCGATGCCAAGCTGCCGCGCCATTTCCTCTTGAGAGACAGCAGCTTGCACCATGGCGACGACTTTTAATTTGTCGTCCGGCGACGGCTCGTATGACGGGCGGCCCATGAGGCCCTCCTAGGGCATGAAATCGGGTATTTACCCGGCTCCCCAGTGCGCGTTCGCCGAAAAAAATCTCTCCGTGAGCACATGGGCGGTTGACGGGACGAAAGCCCCAAGGAATTGCACCCCCCCGGGTGGTATGGCTGGGAACAGGCTACCCGCGCATTCTTTTCGACCGTTCGCGTGCCGTCTTGATCGTGTGATGCGCGCCGCACAGGCATTGACCGTTGGCTGGGTCAAGCCGGTCGCCGTCGTCGCTGCGCTCGACGATGTGGTCGGCGAACATGCGGTGATAGGGCTCAGCCTTGGGGCATCGCGTGCCGTCGTCGATGGCCTCGCACCGGCTACCAGCATTGGCGATGACGGAGGCGCGCCAGGCGCGATGCTCAGGCGTCAGCAGATACTCGTCGGCCGTCTTGGGCGGCGGCTTGACGCGGCGGGAGTCGAACGTTGCCAGTCGCGGCTTGAGCAGCTTGATCTTGCCCATTTCGGCGACAGACCGCGATCAGATCGGCCTAATGCTCAGCCGCAGCCCTATCGCCTTGCGATGATCTGGCGGCAGCCGCAGCAGCTCTTGCGTCAAGATCGGCCTGGTATGCGGCTTGGCGCTCATCCTTGGCCTTTGCAGCCGTGATCGCCCACGATGACAGACAACGCTCGTCGCAGAAGTGCTTGGTATCTATCCGCTCGCCTGCGTCGACGCGCGGCGCGCTGCCAGGCTTGATGGCCGTGACCTGGCTGTTCATGCAGATGTGCCATTGGCGACCGTCGCCGGCGCTTATGTCCTTGCTGCATTGGTCGCAGCAAATGACCTGCTTCACACTCATGGAGGTCTCCGGAACTGGCTGAATTTGCTGCGTCAAACGCGCAAAAAGATTGCGCCCGGTTCGCCATTTCGGCGCCGGGCGCAAAT